TCCAAGAAATCTTTACCCAAGTCAAAGTATCTTTGTGGTTTATACTTCGCTGAAGTTGAGAATTTCTTCTTTACTGAATTAAAATCGTTTTTCTTGATTGCCATGTGTGTTATAAATTAATCATGTATGGTACCATACAAGATACCATACATGATGTTTTGTTTTATTAGAACGGTAAGTCCTCAGCAGGTTCGTCAAATAATTGTGGGTCAGCGGGTGCCGAAGGTGTTGATTTAGAACCACCCATCATCATATCACCTGAATCACTGTACAAGTATTTACCTGTTTCACTATCCCAACGAGGTTCTTCACCACGAGAGATTGCTTCCAAATATTCTACAGGTTTCTTAGAGTAAACATCATTCCATGTCAACTCATCTTTCAACCACTCTTCCATAACCTTAGCGTTCTCGTGAAGAGGTGCTGGGTCATCATGCATAATAGTTTGGATTGTTGTGTAATCTTTTCCACCAGGAGTTTTAGATTTAACCAACTGTACAATAAGGTCTCTACCTTTTTGTGAATCAGTTACATCACCTTTCTGTCTCCAAATTGGGATGATTTTATCAAGAATACCGTCATTCTTGTAATTGTGTTTGAAACGCCAAAACTTTACACCCTCTTCTTCAGCATCACGGTCAACAACCTTTACGATGTAAAATTTACGAGATTTGTATTGTTTAGCCAATTCTTTGTCTGACTCTTTACCTGTAGCCATCAACTCATCGTAAACCTCATTCAAAGGTGAACGTTCATTGTCATTTTTACCTGGGTCATAGAATTTTTGCCATTTACCACCCACTTGTAATTCGTGGTACCAAACCTCTTTGAAAGGAGAAGAACCATCGGGTGTAGGAAGGATACGTACTCTACGTTGTCCTTGAGATTGTCCTTGTGGAAGAATACAAGCAAAATACTTTTTCATTCTTTCCTCTTGGGACATTCGGTTAGAGTCTCCGAAAGACTGTGTGTTTTTTTCGTACTGTGAAAGTACTGCGTCAAGTGAACTCATCATGTTTTTTGTTTAATTAGATTGTTAGTTTATAAATTATAGTTGTTATTTTTCTGTTCGTCAAATTATTTCGCCAAATAAAAAAGGGCCACAACGTGACCCTTTTAATATAGTAAAAAGTTGTTAAAAATCAACCCATTTTAAATGAAGTACCAGTGGGTTCAGCACCATATTCATCAAATGATTTTTTAATATCTGAAGGTACAATATTTTCAACTTCATCGGAAGTTAATACATATTCATTCTTACCTGTCTTTTCCATATCTTCTTGTTTGTCATCAAAAAAACTTGAAAGTTTTTGGTTGAACGGACCACTATCTAAACTTCTCAATTCTAATTTTTCTTGAGCCGTTTTTGGTCTGTATTGTTCAATTTTTTCTTCCATAGAGTTTAACTTATTGAAGACATCATCCATAGCGTTTAACTTGGATTGTAACCCTTCAATTTGTTTAAACATCATATCAAAATATTCTTGTTGTTTGCTTTCAATATTTTTTTGTGAATTAACTAAATCTGTAATATCCAACTCTTCACTACCAGATTCATCATCAGATTCTTCAGTATTTCCAACATTATCAATTTTTTCAACTTCAGTATCTGTTGCAGTATCAATAACTTCAGGTGATGCTGGTGGTGCCGCTAATGTTGGGTCTGCTTCAGGTGCCGCCGCATCGGGTGCAGCTGCCGTTGGGTCTGCAGGTGGAACATCTCCCAAAGCATCTTGTTCCATTATGTATTTATTAATTGAGTTGTGTCTCTTAATTTCTTGAATTATTTTATTGTCTATTCCCATTTTTTTAACCATTTAATAATTGTTTAACACCTTGTGGTGTTTCAACTTGGACTTTTCTATTAGTTTTTAAAGTATTGTCTACTCTTTCAATAAGACCATCTCTATCTCTAATAGTGTAACAGCTACCCGTGTCCAAATCACACACTTCGGTAAATCCATTTCCGGCATTTTTTTCGGTATATCTTGTATTCTTACCAAGATAATTGTCTAAATGTTGTTTAATATTCATAACTATAGTTTTTATATAAATATCTTAAAAACTTACAAGATTAAATTTTATCATTATTTCTACAACTTCAGAGGCTGCTTTTGTTAAATCAGGTATCATATTTCTATTTTTAGCAATAAATGTTTGTTCTTCCTGTAAATTATTAAATCGTTTTGTCGGCCACCATCCAAGCCATGTTGACACCATACTTAAGATGTAATCATCTTTAGTTACCCATTTATTAGTTCCAACATTTATTAAACTTTTTGAAACACCAGCCTGTTTATTAAAATAATAGTTTTCCATAAAGTTTATTGAGTTTTCAAAACTTGTGAATACCGCAACTGGTTGTGTAGCACCGGCTTGGTTTGTTTTACAAGCAAATGTCTTTGTAAAAAATGTTTCCCTACCACCATAAGATATTTGAGGGAATGGTAATCCACCTAATGGAGTACCACCTAAATCAAAATTAAATGTAATAAAGTTATTATCATCATGACCATTTAAATATGCAGTATAAAATATCATAGCTCTAGTTGGTATTGAACTAACATTATCTTTTAATAATGTCGCCATATCACCATATGATAATCTTTGTGTTGTACTTTCAACACCAGTGTATTTTTGATATTTAACATTTGCCTGTTGGATATCTTTAAGACATTCAACTGCCGCTGACGCTGTAAATTTACCATTTGTTTGAACACCATTACCAATTGTAATAATATTAACTGCTGGTTGTGCCGTTGTTGTGGCTGTTTCTTTAAGTCTCCTAACTTCTTGAACTAGTTCCGATAATAAACTAGTATTAAGTGTCATAATTTGTTGTTCTATTAACGGTAATGAATATAAAGGCATTCTAATTCCTGTAAAGAATGTTTTAAATTGTCCCGCATCTATTGAATGTTCAACTGATTGTATCATATAAGGACCCCTAAACATAGGAACATAACGTAAATTAAAATACATAGTAGGTTGTATCATAGCATTACCCATAGATTCAACTCTACATTCATAACTTCTAGTTTTATACAAATTATATAAACTAACATTTTGAGTATTTGACCTTGTACCACCAGCTTGGTTTGCTGCGTTAGTGATGACTTGGTTTGCTTCAGTTGTTGCCGCCGCAGAATTTTGGTCTAATTGTATACTATAAAACATACTTTGATTTCGTGTTCCAAAATCAACATTAAACGCAACAACTCTATTTGATTGAGCCCAATCTTTCTTTCCTTGTAATTTATCAATCAAAGGCATTCTAGCGGGTGCGAAATCAAAAGCATCTGTCTTCCACCTATACTCAGGATTTTCTCTCATATCCAAGTGTTCACTTGGTTTTCCTGCATAATAACAAACAAACTTTGGAGATGCGAATCTATAATCAACATCTAAGAAAGTACCAAATAATGAATTTGCCATATCATTTGTTGGTTGAGCATTTGGTGTTTCACCTTGTTTTACATCACCAACACCCCAAAAATTAATGTATGCTGGCATAGGCATCATTTGGAATTGATTATCAGCAATAATTCTACTAACAAAATCAATACATCTTGTATCTAAAGATGTTGTTCCTGAAAAGAAATCTTTTAATTTAAAAATGTCTACATAAACAGCGTCACCAATATCTCTGTTGGCTCTATCTAAGAATAAAACATCTTGGAATAATGTTCTATCTTTGTAGTTACTACCCGCAATCCATTTGTCATTAAAGGCTTTAAAAGTTTCCCAAAATTCAATCTTTGTCTGTATACCATCAACCGCAGATAAAATAGGTTTTTCATTTGTTTGTTCAACATTCGGTAAATCTTTTTGAAGTGTTGAAAACAACTGTGTTAGTGTATTATTTAAAAATGTGTTTTTACTTTGGTAGTAATCATTAATTGATGCGGTAAAATTACTACTACTATATACCGTTGCCGATGATTCATTAAGTAATTTTTGTGTACCAAATATTTTAATTAATGGTGCAAAATTAACCACGTTTGCTTGAGTAAATTCAACATTCATTGTTGGGAAAAAATCAGTATAATAACTTCCACTATCTGAATATGTCATACCTGACTGTGTTGCAAATCCAACATAATTATACATCGCTTTCCAAGCATCGGGATTTAAACTAACGGATTGTGATAAAGTTAAAGTTCCTGTCGCTGTTGGTAATGTATTTGGAACATACGGTTTATACGAATATGGGTCAACAACCTTGAACTCAGGTAATGTTGTAAACGTACCAAATAATTTTCTATCAAAGTTACTTGGATTACCGTATTTAAACGCAATATTATAGTTCATAAATGAACCAATCATATTACTAATTTTATTTCTTTGGGATGTATTACAAGTTGTTACGTAATTGTCATATGATTGTGTGTTATCAACATATGGTACCGTCAACATTTCCCCCATTATTGATTGGAAGTTTCTATTAATAAATGTACTACCCGATATTTGTTCGGCAGATAAATCATTATACGACTTTGTAAAGTTTAAGAATTCATTTTCAAAAGAATCTAAAATATCTTTTTTAAATGTTCCAAAGACATCTTCAATTTTTGTATATGTCTGTCCAAATCTAACAGATGTTTGTTTTGTTGCACCCGAATAGATTTCTTTAAAATACTCATCGTATCTTGGTTTGTTAATACTCTGTAATTCAAAGTAACCGTAGTTTGGGGCTGTCCAAAATGTTCTTGCAGAACCGTTGTAAACCGCAGAGTTATTAAAAACTTCTTGTGTCAGACTAAGTGTATTACCTGTAGTACTTTGTGTAAAACATTCAGAACGAATTTGATTATACTTTGTTCCAAAACTTGGAATTAATATTGTTTTTAATTGTTGGAATGGTTTAAACTTGGTTGAGTTTTTGGTGTCAAATGAACTAAACCAAACATTCATATTTAAACTTCTATTTGGATTGTTTGTATCAAAACCATTTTGTAATGCTATTGATGAATCACTAATTGGTCCAACATTTAAACCTTCAGTTACGGCATTTTGAATATCTGTATTTGTATATCCTGTTAATAAATCTTGTCCCGCAATTAAATAGAAAACATCATTCATTAATTTTGGATAGAATCCAAGGTTCATAATTGATATTGTGTTTCCACTAACAGTATTATTCAATTGACCTACAATATTATAATTTTCATTCTTTTGGTTATTGAAAGTGTATTGACTCTGTAATGAATTTGTTGTTGGGTTATATATATTTCCAGCATTAACATTTGTCCAAACTGAATCTAATATATCAACATTAGTATCAATATAAGTTTTATATCTATGCCAAATAGAACCGTACTTTAATATCCAAGCGTATGGTAATCTATGAATAGCACCAAATTTAGTTAAAGTCGCAAAGATATAATCCAATTGATTAAATTCATCTAAACCAGCACCTGTGTTTGATACACTATCTAATGAAAAATATCTTTCACTAACCGTCGCCAATGGTAATGAATTTAAGAAAAGGTATGCAGATTTAATATATGGTGAGGTAACATTATTACTCCTGTCGGCTTGTACATCTTGTTGTAAGGCGTTAATAAAGAATGGTGTATTCATCATAGACACCGTTTGTAATGGAACAACATTTCCTGTCTTAGCACTATAATCTAAAGGACCTTCAGTCGGTAGGTATTGTTCTGACGCTCTTCTTGTTGCATAAAAATTATCAAAAGTTGTTGTAACCTCAGGTGATAGTGATTTTAAAAATGAACCATTAACAAAAGGTTTATTTTGGTTGTTATCCGTTGTACCAACCTGATAATTTGTAATATATTTTTTTGTGGTATTAACATATAAACTATTATATGTTTTATATCTATCAGACTTGGACTGAGCAAAATTACTTAAATATTGTTTTGACCATGTTTCACTTCTAAATGGATATACATCCATAATATCTGTTGTTGTGGACTTTGAAGTTTTTACATATTCATCAAGATTTTTTAAAGAATCAACACTCTTTTCTGTAGATGATGATGCCGCAGTTATTAAAGTATCTTCCAAAATTGCATAATCTACTGTAGTAATAGTTCTTAAATATTCTGAAGTAAAAATACCCCTAATAAATTGTTGCCAACTAGTACCAGTACCATCATTAGATATTTGTCTTAATACCCCCAAGTAATTGTTTGGTGTAAATGCAAGGTTTTTAAGTGTCTTTGTTAAAGCAGGACTTGTTCCTGTTAAGGCTTGTCTAATATTAGTAACTTCTAAATCTGATAAAGTATTATAGACCGATAATGATGTTGCTCCCGATGTTGATATTCTGTCCCAATATGTCGCTAATAATACTCTTTCATAAATT